CATATCCAGGCGCAATACGAATGGCGAGATTAGTAATGATGGCTTCCCATGCGCTGTCAGGCGTAAAGGTAGGCTCATCTAGGTCGCTGTCCTGTGGGCTGCTAGGCAGTGAATAGCCCAAGCGCAGTCCTTTAGTGTTCCATTCAGCAAGCATAGCATCAAGGCGGTTAAGCGCACTCTGTAACTGCTCTGGCTGTAGATCGAACACATAATCCGCCATGCCTATTTCTTCAAAGGCGGCGGATATGAACTGTCGCTTGCTATAACCCATTTATTCCTCCAGCGCCGTTGCAATGCGTTCAGCTAGCTTCTTATCAGAAGTACGCGCATTAAACGATACATTTAGTTCTTTTGCTTTGGCCTCAAGCTCATCGCGGGTTGCATCTGATACTTCGTCAACAGCATCTTCAAAGGCTTCCGCAGATTCAATAATCTCTTTAGCTGTCTTACCGCCCTTGGCTTCTTCGTATGAAGCGAACCAACCCTTAGCAATCAATGCGTCGAATGCTTCCTTGTCCGCAGCGGGACGAATAGCGTATGTGCCACCACGAGGCTTCTTAAATGGGCCTGGTGTGCGATAAAGGATGGTAGGGAAGTCGGTCATTTCTTTTTTGCCTTAGAAGCCTTGCTTGGCTTTCCGGCTTTCATAGCAGCTTTCTTCGCTACGTTCAAAGCAATCGCGATTGCCTGTTTCTGAGGACGTCCAGCTTTTTCTTCCATCTTGATGTTTTTGCCGATGCTTGAACGGCTGTAACCTTTTTTAAGTGGCATCTGAATATCTCCTACACGAAAGGAAAGGGGAGAGCCGAAGCCCTCCCCAGTCTAATTAAGATTGATTGAACAACAGGATTCCTGCCATTTCTGGGTTCGTCATGACCACACCATACAGTGTGTCCAGCGTGTAAAGCGTCTGGAAGGTCAGTGGATCGAACTTCTTGGTCATGACCAATTCGATACCCTGATCCGTCGATGCACGAAGAACGTCAACGCCTGCGCCATCTGGAACAGCATAGCGACCTGGGAGGAGTTCAATCGAATCCTTGCGCCAGAATGGGTTGATGTTCGAAGCAGCTACGTTCAAGAAGTTGACATCAGCAGTTGCCGAAGTCGCAGTTACTTCAACGTTCTGATACTGAAGTTCAGCATCAGTTGGAGCCGAGTTTGCACCGATGATTGGAGGGCTGATGATCATCGAAGTGCCGTTGACAACTTCAATGACGCGGAACGTCTTGAGTTCGCCAGTCGAACGCTTCGTGATGTGGTGAACAGCTTCAATGCCATCGATCGTAAACGCATCGCCAGCAACAACGCCAGTTGTCGAGGAGACAGTGACGGTCTGATAGCGGTTGTCTACGTTCAAGATGCCGCCAGTGCTGCTTGTGGTCGCCTTAGGAACATAACGAACCTGAGCGCCATTGGTAGCAATGGTGACAGTTGCAGCGTTTGCAGCGCAACGGTTAGCATAGTCGAGCTTGTAGGTTGAGAAGCTTGCAACTTCACCAACGAACGAACGCTCATATGCGTTAGCCGACTTGTTACCAGTGAACGAGCGAGTCGCTACTGCCAAGTTGCCTGCCATGCCGTTGTAATCGCGGCTCGACAATGCGAGGTAACGATCACCAGCCATAACGCCCTGTTCGTTCATGATGCTGTCGCAAAGTGCGATGTCATCATAGTCGCCAGCAGCGGTTGCGATTGGAACAACGAGCGTGCCTTGAGCAGCAGCCAAATCCATAACGGAAAGGTTGATGTCAGAAGCAAGCTTTTGCTTTGCGGAATCGCCAAGACGACCTTCCTGCAACGCGTCACGCAGTTCCAGTGCGTTCATCTGCCAAGCAGAGCACTTGTTGAAACCGAGGGTCGATGGAACAGAAAGCTGAGTCATTGTCGAAACGTCGGAGGCGATTGAAGTGCCAACAGTACGGTCGAACGACTGAGCAATGTAAGGTTGTGGACGCCAGATGGTGTCGCGAGCGCGCTCCATCGTTACGCCGTTGGTGTTGTATACGTTGATGTTCTTTGACAGGATCAAAGCATCGTTGAAGCCTTCGAGGATGTCCTCAAAAGCAACAATTTCTTCTTTTGAAAAAGCGTTAGCCATTATATTAACTCCGAAAAATTAGGTTTATTTATTACGACGCTTGTATTCCATGACCTTTGACAAGTCTCCGGTCTTGAGAGCTTCAGCGCGTAAGCGTTCAAGTTGTGAATCAATGGAACCAGACACACGCCCACCGCTTGTGGTGATTGTACGTTCTGGCGCGGTTGTTGCTCTACGGTTGGTTACTTTCAACTGAGTCTCCAGTTTTGCTACCGCAAAGGCAAACTTCACGGGGTCGGTGATTGCTGCAAGTTCCTTAGCTCGCTTGGTGCTTTTGCCAATTGCGTAAATAAGCAAAGCAGGGTTGTCAGAGCCTTGTAGAACTATCCCTTGTTGCGTTACGTCAAACGTATCTAAAGCCGTGGCCTCAGCTTCGTCATAGTCCCGCACCTTCAGCGATGCTTTTGCCTTCGCATAGGAATCAAGCTTGTCCTGCCATGCCTTAGCTTCAGCATCTCGCTGTGCTACTACATTGGCTTCGGCTGCATCGTGTTCGCGTTTATGCTCATACCATTCAGCAAGCTTTTGTTCGTACTCGTCGGAATCATAATCGCAGCTTTCAAGCGTTGGCTTAGATACTAGTGCAACCGGCTTGGTCTCAGTTGCTGTCGTATTTAGCTTTGCTTCAAGCTCACGAATCTTCCGCTCTTTTTCCCGATTTGATTTACGCAATTCACGCACCCAAGCAGGCGCACGAACTTCTTCATCTTGAGGTGGCGATTCCTCTCCGATAGATATTACGACTTCATCTTCGTCATCTTCGTCTTCTGGTTCATCGTCGATGGAATTGGTCTCATCATCCGATTGCTCATTGAAGTCTGTGTCGATGTCGATTGTGTCGATGTTGTCGTCGTTATCCTGTTCTGCCGTTTTCATGTTTTAACCCCATTAACTCACCCAAATTGTGTGGAGGGTGGAACCACATTCGTTTGCGGCTGTATTGCAGCCCCAATCTTTTCAGCAGTCTCAATCGCCGACTTGCGCTGGTCAATGTCGATGTTTGAGATGGTCTCTGCTGTCTTGGCTTTCGTTTCTTCCGATCGTGCCAAGGTGTATTCAGTATCAGCCTGCGCTTTAACAGCAAGTGCTTGAGCCTTAGTAGCTTCAGCCATCAGGTAGGCAGTCTGTGCGTCTGGCTGCACGTTTGCTTGCGCTTCCATCATCTGCTGCTGTTCTTCTTCCGTCGGCTTTACAACGCCCATCTGGACTAGCTGCTTGCGGAAGTATTCCTTGATGTCGCCAATGCCTTCGCCTTCCATGTTCATGATAGCCATAGCTTGCAGAACCTGTTGGGTTGTTGGGTCAGTGGTAACTTGCATCATGCCTGTAAGCGCACGGACTGTGGCGTCACGACGGCTGCTGAACGATGGGCCAACATCTACAGCAACATCAAACAAAGCCTCAGCCAGGTTGTTATCGTAAATCAGTTCGCCAGTTTCTTCGTCGATCTGTGGCTTCATCAGTTCAATCGAACCAACTTCCTCCATAGAACCGACCGTCTTCATCTTGCGCTTTTCTTCAACGTAGATGTCTTTAGCCATTGACAGCCATATCTCACCGCAGCGACGTACAGCCTTGGCCATGTTGCTCATGTAGATGAACGTCTGCATATCTAAGCGGGTCTGGATAAGCTCAACAGCCTTGCCGCTGATATTGCTAACCATCTTGTCGCCCTGCTGGTTGTTACCCAGTATCTCAGCCATGTCGGATTCGGTAATCTGCAACAGTGCAGCCATTGCAGGCGGAATCTGTGGCGACTTCGTGTAGGCAACAGGCCCAGCAGCTTGTGTCTCACCGTTAGGGCCAGTGATAGGATTGACCAGAAGGTAAGGATAGTTGCGAAGGTTATCTTCAGCCCACATGACTTGGTGACCAGAGACTTGCTCAGGAAGCAGGATTGGCTTTTCAACGGATGAAAGCGCACTGATCTCGCCCAGCTTCGATAGCTGCATATTCTTCAGACGCTGCGGGTCTTTCGCTAAACGCACTTGGCCCATGCAACGCTCTACGTTGTCAACGAACCAACGCTTGCCATAGACAGGAACGATAGGAATGTTCTTGCCAGCAATGTAGCCCATATCGTCAAGGACACCGCCGCCGCTCATGATATACTTGCGGACGCGCTTACGCTTAACGCGCTTCTGACGCACTTCGACCGTGCCAACAGCAGCGAGAGTTTCTTCCAGAGTTTCATCTGCATCGAAGTCTGCTTGCGTGTAGCGTTCTTCTTCGCCTTGAATTGTCAGGAAGATGCGGACAGTCTCACGGGTTTCTTCAACGCGATAATACTCAGCGACGAACACAACGTCAGGCGTATCCCAGTCAAACTCATACTGGTGAATCTCTTTAGGCCATGTCGTTGGGTCATCATTCCATTCCGCCTTGTAAGCGTCATAGGTCATGGAATACAGAACGAAGCAATACTTAGCGTCGGCTTTGTCCTGGCGCTTAGAGTCAAGGTCGAAGAACACAGAGCTGTCAGCGTCATAGATTGGTTCTATGCGAATGCGTTGGCGTTCGTCTTCGTCGTTCTCATCATCTTCGTATGCAGTGCGTAAGCGCCATGCGCCAATCCCGCCGCCGACTGCTTCCTCAAAAGCGTTGTCGTATGCTTCTTCAGCGCCGCTGTCCCGTTCGTCTGCACGATAGAGACCATTACAAGTCTCAGCTAGTTTTTCATCCGTGTCGCCATCTTTGCTTACAAAGTCTACAGCGATGCGGTTATTACGATATTCGTTGATGATACGAATGACGCTAAGGTGGATCTTGTTTACCTCAAAGCGCGGCTTGTTTTCGTATTGGTCACCCAGTGGGCCTTCCCATTGTGCGCCAGCTATTGAGTAGAAGCGTCTGTCCTGAAGGCACTGTAGGCGCTCATCACGGACTGAGGATTGAACACGATCGAACTCCGTCATCGCCTGTTGATGGATGTTTGCGAACCGTTGTTCTTTATTCAGTCGGGCCATTTACCATTTACTCACAGTTGCCAAGGGTTGAACGTCGAAAGTCTTTGGAGGGACTGCTCGACGTATGGCCTCGCAGGCGTAGCGAAGTGCATCAATGAGGTGATTATCACGATCTGCAAGGATTGGCAAGATAGTGCCTGTCAAGGGGTCAGTTTTATAACTGTAGCACGTTAATTCGTCAATCGTGTGCTGGCAGCGAGGATGAACAACGATATCATATGACTTCAACCATTCAACGCCTTCCTCTACAGACTTAGGCCCTTTGACTGCTGGCATAATCTTTGGGAAGCCATGTTTACGCATATGGCTAATCGTTTCAGGTCTTGCGCTATCAGCAACGATGGGCCACTTCTCAGACTCAGGCACAGTGAAGAACAGGTCTGGCGTGTCCATAATCTCACAGCCAACGCGATACGCTTCGTGATCGACATAGATTGTGCGACCAACAACATGGCAGCGGATTAGAACAGTCGGGTCGGATGCAAAGCCCCAGTCAGCGCCAAAGCGGTGCGTTGCATCCTCTGGTGTTTCGAAGTCCTCTATCTTCCAGTTGCGGAATACACGAGCCTCGCTGTTCGATGCGTAGCTTCCAAGCCAAACGTGATTGTATTTATCAGGGTCGCGCTCCCTATCGTATTCCATTTCCGCTTTGAGAACATCAGGGAACCAAGGGTTGTCCCGATAGTTTACCTGTGCGACGATAGCGTCAGGCGGTGGGCTTTCACCACGCAGCAACATATCAATCGGGTCAGTGCTGTTCAGTGGGTTCCATGTGAACCATAGTTCACTGTCTGGCTTACGAATTGTCGGACGCAATAGGTCGAGCGAGCGTTGCGATAGCGTTTGCGATTCTTCTACCCAAGCGCAGTCATAACCTTCCAGCGACTTGATGGAATCGGCTGTGTGGTTCTGCATCCCCTGGAATATAATTAAGCCATCGCCATGCCGTGACTTGATTTGCGCTTCCTGAACTTCGAAGTAATCCTGAACGCCAAGCTGCTCAATCTTTAGCTCCAGCAAACGCTTGACAGACTGCGATAGCGACTTCTGTATTTCACGAACGCAAACTGTTCTGCGCCGCTGATCCATAACGTGCGCTTCGATAACCATCTCAGCAAAGGCATGGCTCTTGCCTGAGCCGCGCCCACCATGAGCGCCCTTGTAGCGACTAGGCTTTAGGAATGGCTTGAACCAGCGCGGGGTTTTAATCCTTAGCGTTGTCATCTGCAACTTCGCGTATGATGCGAGTAACCATGCTTCCAGTGATGTTTAGCTTCGAAGGCTCGTTGTATCCGTGCATCGCATTTAGCTCTTTGACTGCTGATACCTTCACAGCGCCAGAGCCTTCACGATAAGCTTGTACAAGTGCTTTGACGGACATTTCACGCGACCAGAGTTGCTTCTCTTGAACGCTTTCACGCAACTCAGATATTCTTGCGGCAACCTTGTCGTTCTTCATTAGCTTAGAAGCCAAAGGATATATCGTGTTATCCTTCATTCCTTCTGCGTCATAAGCAGCGCGATATGAGTCCGCTTGTCCTAGTCCATCAGCGATGCCTTGGCAGAATGCTTCCTGCTTCGCTGTCAGTTTAACGTGAGCCATTGAATGTCTCTCCCGTATCTGCGTGGATTGCTTCCTTACCAGTGAACTCCTGCCAACGCTTAACGATTACGTCACAGTATTTCGGGTCTAGTTCCATAAGACGAGCGTGGCGGTTTGTCTTTTCGCAAGCAATGAGCGTGGAACCAGATCCACCGAACACGTCAAGAACGATGCAGTTGGCAACGCTGCTGTTCTCAATTGCCCTTTGGCATAGTTCAACAGGCTTCATCGTCGGATGAACTTTAGCTTCTTTGGTTCTATCACAATGCCAGATTGTTGTCTGCTTTCTATCCTTCACCCGAACGCGACCAGAGCCTTCTTTCCAACCGAATAGGCATGGTTCGTTCTGCGAATGATAATCGCCCTGCGACATTGTTAAGCTTGGCTTCACCCACTGAATCGTAGACGGACGTGCCTGCTTAAAGCCAGAAAGGCGAAATGCTGAGATAAACTCAAACGCGGTTATATCAGCATGCCAAACGTAAACATTGCTGCCTGGATGCAGAACCGCATAACTATTGGTTAGTGCATCAACAAGAAACTTCTCTAGCTGTGCGTCCTTCAAGTGATCGTTTGGAACGCCTTCGTAATCCACGCCGTAAGGAGGATCAGTGTGAAGCATATTAGCTTGCTGACCATCCATTAGCTTCTCAACGGCATCGATGCTCGTGCTATCACCGCACATCAATCTGTGATTGCCAAGCACCCAAACGTCACCTAGCACTGTTTTGGGCGTTTCAGGCACATCAGGAACAGCGTCCTCGTCGGTCAGTCCTGCAGTTGGCTCTGGCTCCAGTAGTCCATCAAGGAACTTTTCATCAAAGCCCAATAGGTCTAGGTTGAAGTCCTCAAGGCTTAAGTCTTCAATCTCCGCCTTCAGCATATCCATATCCCACCCTGCGTTTAGGGCAAGCTGGTTGTCTGCTATCACTAAGGCGCGTTGCTGGGCCTTTGTCAGATGGTCAAGGATAATTGCTGGCACTTCTTCAAGGCCAAGCTTTCTTGCTGCCAGTAAGCGTCCATGCCCTGCAATGATGGTGTTATCGTCATCTATCAGGATTGGGTTAGTCCAGCCGAACTCTTTTATGCTGGCTGCGATCTGTGCCACCTGTGCATCGCTGTGCGTGCGGCTGTTGGCTGCGTATGGAATTAAGTCTGCGACGGAGCGCGTTTCAATTTTCGGTGTCATCTCAGCTTCCAATAAGGTCTGGTGCTAGTCTTTTAGAGCATCTTAATCTGCGTGTCTATCCTCTACCTCAATCAGCTTTGCGAGGTAGTGCTGGCACTTCTTTAGGTCTTCAATCCCGTTCTTATCACGATAACGTGCCAGATATTTTATGCAATTTCCATGAAGGTATCCAGAGAACGCCTCTTTAGACATCCAGGACTCCATTGCCTCCCAGGGCTGAACGGATTTAGATGCGTAATGATCTCCGCCTACTTGATGTGAATTAATATTCTCCATCATCTTCCTCCACATCCAAATAGCAGAACGGATCATATCCCTTTAGCATTGCATCGACTGCAACCATAATAGGCCCACTGATACGAACCTTGCCAGATTCCATCTTGCGAACGCTTGTTGCGCCGTTGTCTGGCGATAGGCGAAGTGCGTCAGCCATTTCGGTTACGCTGTAGCCCATGCGGTGACGGGCAAGCTTTAGCTTTTCAGGTGTCATTATACTCACCCTTAAGTTTAGCAGCACTCAAAGCATGGCATATGGTACTATGGTCACGGTGCATAATTCGACCTATTTCTGTGGTTGAATAACCTCTGCGCCTTAGCATAACAACACATTTGCGCCTTACTGCTACCAGTGCCTTCAGTTTGCTTTTGCCCAGAACGTCTTCGGCTGTGTAATCATACGCATTAGCGATAGCTTCAATTTCCAACATATTCGCTTGTTTTGGCGTCATGCCGAGGCTGTCAACAAGAACTACTTCTTCTTCCATCATGGATTCATCATTAAACATTGTCTGCTTCCTTGATGAAAATTCCGTCAACCATCTTACCTTTGCGATCCCTAATTTGCTGCCACGCTGCATCGATGCAATCCTCAATCATCATTCCGTTCTGTGCTGCCATGATAGTTAGAACGACAACCATGTCTCCGATGGCGTCCGCAAACTCTATGTCATTCTTTTTAGCGATAGAGTTAGCCAGCTCTCCAGCCTCCTCAATTAGCTTTACGAATTGACTCTTGATGTCACTGCCTTTGATCAGGTTACGATCTGTTGCCCATTGGCGAATTAAGTCTGCGTAAATCATTGTATATTACTCCATTGATTTGCCATCGCCTCTGCGATGCCTCTAAAGGTTGTACTGCGTAGTTTCCACCTGTCGGCAGATGGCGGCAGATTCTTCAACCACAAGCACGTTGCCTTCTGTTCCAAATGTCCAAACTGATAAGGCTGGATGGTCTGCGCTTGTTGCATTCCACCAATGCGCTCTTTGGCATATTTGTGCATTACTGGATTCTCTATGGCTATGCGTTCGATTGGAGCATCCCAAAGAGCCTTGAAGAAAGCTGCACCTTCATCTAGCTTTTCCCAGCGCGTTGGGTCTTTATGAAGCCAATGCACTCCAGCATTTGTCATATAGGTGCAAGGCGGATGGGCTATCATTAAATCCCAATCACCCCTATGCGCCAACGCAAGTGCGTCACCCTGAACATGATATGCAGGGTCTCCGTCTGTCGGAAGTAAGTCACACGACCAAGCGTCATGTCCCAGAGCGCGAAAAGCGTCCCTGACTGTGGCGCTATATTCACAAGCGACCAATACTTTAAGGCTTGTCAATGTCATGCCTCCACCATATCGTTAAGCCACACCAGTTCTTCCAACGTCTCTAGTGGCTGTTCGTCGAAGTGAACAATCTCCTGGCGAAGCTCAATGTGTTGATGCTCATGAATGTCAGGGCCATTGCCACGGAAGTTTTTGCCGAAGCGTGACTGCGCCCATTCGCGTTGCTGGCGGTCGCGTTCTGCGTTGAATGCTTTAAGCGCGTCTATGGCGGCTTGTGCTAGGTCTGTGAGGTTCTGTGTCATAATCAGTCTCCTTGTTGGCGAGGCATTGCCTCTTGTTATGCAAACGTAAACTGGCGTTCGTGAAAGCAGTGCGCGAACCAGCGAGGAGCTGGATTGCTGCTAATTAGATCAGCAAAGAACGCATATTCTGCATTTCCTTTGCCATCAAAGCGAAAGCAACGATCCGAAGGCTGGCGCTCATCAGCGTCAGTGACTTCGATGAAAACACCGTCAGCGAGTGTGGAAAACTTTACTAGCATTAAATTTACTCCTTAAAGGCGAGGCATTGCCTCCGTTGCTGTGCCACCCTTATAAGTTTGATAGATTTATATGTAAAGCACTTTTTTCAATGAATCACGATTTTTGCCGTTTTGCGTGCGCTATGGCTTCAATAGCCCAGGCTTCGGGAGCGCCTTTGTATCGCCCCTTAGCCCAGTTCTTTCGTATATCATCCAATGATATCTTTCCTGATTGATAGCGAATCAGGTCACACATCAAGTTAGTCGCAGCGCTCACCTGACTGTGAATTCCCCGTCAATTCTTCGAAGATAGCCGCGTTCTTCAGCAATACGCAACCAGCGTTCTGGCTTTGCACTTAGCTCGACAGGCTCACCACAGCGAAGCGACATAATAAATTCTTCGAACCTTGCCTCTGTGTTATTCAAACAGATGCGAAGCGCCTTGTCCTTTTTCGTCGTTCGCGGCGTGTAGCCTTCCAGTATCTCCAAGCACTGGCGAGGCGTTGGAAACCAATCCAGCTCCTTGCAGACGCGCTCAGTCATGTAGCTTAGGGCTTCCTTCGTATACCCCCCAAGAATCCGCGCATAGACTGCTGTCCGCATCTGTCCTCTTTGCTCGTCGGTGTTCTTGCTTGGCAGAGTCGCTTCAATGAATTGCAGTTGCTTGGCAAGCTCGTGTGTTTCGACTGGCACGTTCTCGATCGGCATCGCTAGGGCAAGCGACCTTAACTCATCGCACTCTGATACTGTAAGCTCAGAACGGGTCATTAGGTCGTCCATCCGCGACATATCGAAGTGCTGCGGCAAAGCCGTTTTCGTTTCTAGTGTTACCAGTTGTCCGATTTGATGCGCCATTTTTCTGCTCCTTAATTTCGTAAAGATCTGTCCAGCTGTTCATTGTGCTGCGATCTAGAACCTCTGTTATGTCTTGGCCTTTAGCCCTTAATGTGTCCAGCTTGCTGATAGCTTGATTGTAAGCTCTGTCCGTTAACGGCTTCTTGCGAATCATTCGCATCTCTACCCAACCATTCCAAGCATCAATCGGAATCCAATCTGGAAGCTCCGCTCTTATATACTTAACTGGTTTATGATTTGTGTTTATATCTGGTATAGGTTCGCCATTCTGGGCATTTTCATTTGTCTTTTTGGGCAAATGGGTTTCCGCCTTGAGGCAAGTCGGTGAATACCACTTTGTTCGATCATATGCGGACTTGTTATAACATCCGCTAACAATCAAACCATCGCTTTCAAGCTTGTCCAGTGCAGTCCGTATTTGCTTGCCAGTAAGATATGGGAATAGTTCTGAGAATGCGGATACGCTATTATACGTCCACCAACGCCCTTCATAAAAATGGCGTCCATTGGCAGCATTTTTCTCTGCCCAATAAAAAAGATTCTGATAAATCACGGCAGCATTGCAGCCAACCCGTGCGGCTATGTCTGGATCGAAGCTATGGGCGCTCATTGTAAAGCCCCTTGCACGATGGTTCTATGGCGTGTATTACTCATTACAGCGATGCCTCCTATCTAGGCGTTGTTTGGGCTGGATCGAGCGTGCTTCACTTCGCTCTCCAGCCCTTACCACTAACCACAATTAACGCTTAAAGTAAAGCTCAATTCTTGCAGCATTGACCGGAACGTATTTTCAGCGTATCTTGCGCGGATTGGTATCTCCTTACCTAAACGAACTGGGCAGTGTTTGGATCGGGATTTCTCGGTCGCTTTGGATTGGGTTTTCTCGGTCGCGCTGCCCATTTTTCATTTGGTTTCACGAAGCTGGTGGTAAGGAAACAGCGCAATAAAGACAGCACGACGTAGCGGCCAATCCCTAACAACGACTCCTTTCACGTCCTCAGTGATTTGGATTCCGTTTTCGATATATTCGAAGTCAGATTTGTAGCCAACGCGACGACCATTGCCGTGCTTTAGCTGGCGACCGTTTATAACGAACCAGTATTGCGGGTGAATGATTAAATCACTGATAGCGCCAGACGCCTGCAGATCATGTAGCTCATTGCACCTGATAGCCTCGCGCTTGCTGTCATGGGTGTGGCCAGCGGCGCACTGAGATTTAACAGCGCGGTATTTGCCGAAGCGTTTCATGCTTTAAGTTTCAGATCCACTAGCCGCTGAAGTGCCTCGTTAGCCAACAGCCATGCTCCAAGCGTCGGTTCGTTGCGTTTGCTTTTCCAGTTAGACAAGGTAACGCGGGTCAGCCCAGCTTCGTTTGCTATCTGATAAGCCCTGATCTTGTGCGCCCTGGCAACGCTATAAAACTCTGCAATCGCTCGATCTACGTTTGTCATTTTAAACTTTCTTTTGCCTGATAATAAAAAACGCTTTTAATCTTTGTTGAATTGCTTACAAGGGGTTTGGCAAATAAAAGGAGATACCACAATGCCAGTTCATAAAAAGATTAACGAAGCGCGGATTGCCTTCCACGCATTGCCGCTGAAAAAGTCCGGCCATAACACATTTGCTGGATATAAATATTTCGAGCTTTCCGACTTTGTGATTCCAGCCCTTCGCATCTTTAACGATGTCGGATTGTGCGCGATCATCAGCTTTTCGGAAACCACAGCGACCATGCACATTGTCGATGTTGAAGATGGCTCACAGGTTATCATTCACAGCCCAATGGGTTCAGCCAATCTTAAAGGTTGCCATGAGATACAGAACATTGGCGCTTGTGAGACCTATTCCACCCGCTACCTTTGGACAGCAGCCCTTTGCATCGTCGAGCATGACGCACTGGATGCCACGACAGGCAAGAGCGAACCAGCGCCACGAGCCAAGTTTATCAGCGAAGAACAGTTTGCTGAATTGCAAGGCTTGGTAGACGCAACCAAGACTGACATGGCTTTGCTCTGCAAGCATTACAAAATCACCGCCCTCAAGGAATTGCAGGAAACTTGCTTTGATGCGGTCAAGGCTGCATTAGAAAAGAAGCTGGCATGACAGACGCAGCTATTATCCAGCGTTCACCTGAATGGTATGCAGCACGTTGTGGGAGCCTTGGCGCTTCCCAACTAGCAGACGCCCTAGCCAAGACCAAATCAGGCTGGGGAGCGTCACGCGCTAACCTTCGCGCCACGCTTGTAGTCGAACGGCTCACAGGTCAGCAGGAAGAAGGCTTTGTTCGCAGTGCAGCTATGCAGTGGGGAATTGACAAGGAGGAAGAAGCCAGAATCGCCTACAGCTTCATTACAGGCCACGATGTCACTGAGGTAGGGCTATATAAGCACCCGACCATTATTGGCTCTCACGCCAGCCCTGACGGGCTTGTGGGCGATAATGGCTGCCTGGAAATAAAATGTCCCAATAGCAGCACACACATAGAAGTGCTCAAAACGAATCAAATTGCACACAAATATCTGCTCCAAATGCAATGGCAGATGGTTTGCGCTGATAGGCAGTGGTGCGACTTCGTGAGCTTCGATCCACGGATGCCAGACCATCTTATGCTTTACATTCAGCGAGTGCAGCGCGACAACGATATGCTGGCTATCTTGGAATCAGAGGTTGCCGCATTTCTTGTAGAAGTTGATGAAGACGTAAAAGCGTTATCGAAACTAGGAGACCAGTAATGTCACAGAACGAAAGAATTTTAGACCACCTGCGTAACGTTGGAACAATCCGCCCAATGACAGCATGGAACGATCTTGGCATCTATCGCCTTGCCTCGCGGATTAATGATCTGCGAAAGGCTGGGCATAAGATTAA